AATTAATATTGTTTCAAAAGAAACCGAAGTGCCTGTAGACCAAATATTATCATCTGATAAAAACATGGAAACAGTGGATGCCCGGTATCTTCTTGTGTCTCTCCTGTCTGAAAGCGGCATGTACCCTTCACAAATAGCCGTTCATATCCACAAAACCAAACGTGCTGTCAACTACATGATATCAAATTTCTATGAGAGGATGGAAAGTGGGAAAATGTTGAGAATATATTGGGATAATATAAAGAAATCATTGGGAAACAACTGATTTTACATAAGTTACAACATATGTACTTTTGCATACGGTCAATTTTGACCGGGATACAAAATACAAATACTTATGGAAAGAACTTATGTTTTTAATTCAGACGGAGGCAATGGAGGTTCAGGCGGTAGCAAGCTTGACATTACCGCCATGCTTCCCGGAATGTTTGGGAACAAGGGGATAGACCCTAACCTGCTTGCCTTGATGAATAACGGCAACGGCTTTGGAGGACAGGACGGATGGTGGAGCATTATCTGGCTTGTTGTGATAGCAAGTATCTTTGGATGGAACGGCAATGGTGGCGGTTTGTTCGGTGGACGTGGAGGAAACGGAGCTAACGGACTTCCGGCAGAATTGGCAGGAAACGCAGGACGCGAATTGTTGATGCAAGCTATTCAGGGTAACGGTAATGCTATCTCTCAACTGGCTTCTTCATTCAACTGCTCTACCCAACAGGTTCAGACAGCATTGTGCAATGTTCAGAATAGCATTACACAAGTAGGTAATCAGGTGGGATTGTCAACCAACCAGATTATTAATGCTATGCAGTCAGGCAACCAGTCTATCCTTACTCAACTTGCCGATTGTTGCTGCAAAACGCAAACAGCTATTGAAAGACAAGGCTATGAAGGACGTTTGCAGAATTGCGAATCAATGAATGCCCTTACCAATACAATGAACAACAATGCGTTGTCATTGCGTGACGGGGCTACTGCAAATACGAATGCTATCCTTGCCAAACTTGATGCAATTCAAAATCAGGCATTGCAGGACAAGATTGCATCTCTTACTGCGGAAAAGGCTACTTTAACAGCCGAAATATCCCAGCGTAATCAGAACGCCACTATCCTGAGTGCAGTAGGACAACAGATTGCTCCTTTGGCAGCCGGATTGCAGGCATTACAAGGAGACGTAGATAAAATCAAATGCAAGCTCCCCAATACTGTGAGTGTTCAATACCCCAATTTAACCGCTATTAATACAGATTGTTTCCGCGCAGCCGCCTACGGTGCATATATGGGTGACGCTGTATACGGACGTAGTGGATGTGGTTGCAACAACTACTGGGGTTAATCCGGTAAGAAAGGAGGTAGATATGTGGCCTAACTTTTTTACAGGATTCCCATCCCTATTCCCATCAATCGGAAGAACAAATTTCAACACTCTTCCTACGGTGGCTGTGACCGTCGGCACGGAGAATGTTACTTTGGAACTTCCTAACCACGCATTCCGTAACAGGGATTATGTTGGAGGGTTCTATATCAGCCTCCGTCAGGCTATACCTGCCGGCACGACTGCAACTCTTCCGATACTGATAGGGACTAATGGGGACACAAGACCGTTGATGGCTTATAACAATGAGCCTGTGACTGTTGAAAACTTAGCCGGAACAGGCATCTATGAAATTCACTATAACAAGTACACCAACGAATTGTATCTTGTTAATGGTGGATACAGACCGACAGCGGCTCCGGCTCCTACAGCAGAAACAGCTTCTTTAAGGAGCAAGTAATAATTAACATGGAGTTTTGTGGTGATTTCCAAAATGGGAATAGCCACACTCCTTTAAAATCAAACAATCATGTTTCAAAACTTACGAGTAAACAGTACATTATATCTTCTTCATAGAGGTGCAAATCCAAGTTTGGAATGTGGGCAGGTCGTTAATGTAAGCCCCATAAAAACCATATATAAGACTGTTCCCAACATGCCTTATCCACAGCCGGTACAGGTTATTGATTTTGTCGTGAATATAAACGGACAGAATGTCAATTTGCAAGAGATACCGGCTAATGCCAATATTGCCGATGATATTAAGACAGGAATGCTGATTACAGGGTCAAGAGACGAAATGAATACTGAGGTCCTTACCATGAAGCAGAAAAGTGAGGATGTCCTAAAAAGTGTGGAATATCATCAGAACTTTCTTAGGGTATGTGACCAAATGCTTGCCATGCTGAACCCTGAATTTGCAGCCAAGCAACAGCAGGAGCAGGAAATATCCGCATTGAAAGGGCAAATGTCCAATATGGATAAGAACATGCAGGAAATGAGCAAAAATATGGCTGATCTCATTGCACAGAATCAGAAGTTAATGGAACAGCTCGGAGTGGTTGAAGCATCTAAAAACAAGAAATGATTATGGGAATGTGGGAAATATTAGAAGAAGGGCGTGACGATTACGGACGCGGCTTCGGTATGAGAGGTGACGAAGTGGAGGAAGCCTACAAGGAAGGCTGCCGCAAAGGTTACGAAAAAGCCATGAGAGAGATGCGCGGAGAGATGGGTTTCCGTGATGGTGGGAGAAGTTATTCAGGTGGTGGAAGCTCATCCGGCATGGATGAACGCAGATACCCCGGATACTTTCCTGAATATCCGCGTATGGATGAAATGGGCGAACGCAGACGCAGACGCTCTAACGGTGAATTCTATTAATAACAGGAGGGGTAAAACGCCCCTCTTTTTAAATTAAGGCTATGGAACAAAGATTAGATACATATAGCAAATTCCCATCAGGGATGCAAGAATACCTGGAATCATACGGATTCCATTTCAGCAAAAAACTTTACGAATGGGCTGTTTCAAAAATGAAAGTGAAAGACGAGGCAACAGGCAAGGAAAAGAAACTTGACCCTTGGAGTAAAGATGAGGTGGACGATATGCTCAAAGCAAACGGAATTACCATCGAACACGACAAAGGATATGACGTTGCCTATGTTGCAAATATGTTGAAAGCGGATTTTTTCAAAAAATCATTGGTTGACGAAGCACATTTGTGCAAACACATAAAGTGCTACCTTGATGATATTGATGGGGACCCTTGCAGGGCGTTTGATGAATTCTTTGCCACCTGCATCGGTAAAGGAGTTCCTGTAATTTGGTCTGATGTTATATGATTGTTCAGGAGTTCTACATACCGAAATATGGGGATTGGCACGTCAAGGTGTATTATGCGGTACACACTTATTGGGCTAAGGAAATCATTACCGACCTGTACCGTATAGGATGCAGGGGGGATTCCCTCAAACGTGCGTATCGCAACCTGACGGAAGGCAGGATGAATACCGGACTTACCTATTCGGACTACAGGAGAAGAGAGACGGTAATGGTGCTCTCTTTGACTTCTACCCCCGAACAGTTTCAAAATTCGTGGGACCACGAAAAAGGTCATTTATGCCGGCATATTTCCAAGGCTTTCGGAATTAACCCTTATGGAGAGGAAGCACAATATCTCAGCGGATATGTCGGTCAGAAGATGTTTCCTGTTGCCAAGAAATTCTTATGTGAACATTGCAGAAAGGGAATGGAAAAATAATAATCGAACAGAAGCGTTCTTTGACTTTTGGGAACTACTGCTAAAAATAATAAGGGATATGATTTGCAAATATGTAGACTTATCACTTAATTTGCATCATGAAGAAGGTGATTCATATACCAAACGTGGATAGAGATGAAAGAATAGGAAGTGCATTTAATCATCTGTTTCAAGTCATACAACAGACTGACAATTGTTGCATGAATGATTTATGCTGGGATTTAAGTAACACTTCTTTTTTTCATCCGTTTTTTCTCGCTCCGCTTGTTATATATAAGCAAAGGTGTGAGAAGAATGTGATATGCATAAACAGACCGATACGTATCACTGGCTATTTGGACTTGGTTTATTTTGAGAACCCATTACTTGTGGATGCCGGATCCAACATGAAAGAGGTTTTGGAGCCATATATCTCTAAAACATATTTGCCAGTATGTCAGTTTGATTTGCACAAAAGTAATATCGACGATTTACAAAGCATTCTTCAAAGAATTATAAAGACACAAAGTGGAGCTGATTATCGTATCGTTACTCCTCTTTCATATCTTTTAGGAGAATTGATTGATAACATGAACGAACATTCTCAAGGCAAGCATGGTTATATCTTTTCCCAGTATTTAAAGAAAGAGGATTGTATAGATTTGGTCTTGGCTGACGATGGAATAACCGTGCTGGGAAGTTATGTAAAGGCCCAAAAATTTTTGGATGAGATTAATGGGAATGATGCCGAAGCGTTAAGGTTGGCAAATGAGGGGAAGTCTACAAAGAACTTGCCTAATGCAGAAAATAGAGGATACGGTATATCTTCATCCAAAGAAATGCTTTCTGATGGGCTTCATGGCTCATTTTTCATGTTGTCCGGAGGTGCGTTTCATAGGCATGACAGCTCCGGTTCTGTATTTGTTAAGCTTCCCAATTCTATATATTGGGATGGAACAATAATTCTAATGAGAATTCCGGTTAAGGTCCCATTGGACTTTGACTATAATAAATACACTCGATAAAAATAAATATATGAATACGATGTTAAAAATTGCGGATTTGATTAGTACGGATATCCGTTCAAGAGCTAATGCGGATATTATAAGATCTGCCATTGATGGCATTAAAGAGGACGTTATATTAGATTTCTCTGGAGTGATATTTGTGTCTCGTTCCTTCACGGATGAGTTATATAATGTGATGGAAGAAAATAAGAATGTTTCTTTGGTAAACATGTCTAATTTTGTAAAATCCATGTTGGAGGCTGTAACAAACGGTCGTAATTCAAAAAGAGTTTTCAGACAAAGTGAATCTGAAATAAAAGAGTTCGAAGACATGAGTAGTTTGTCCTCTTTCTTGGCAACAATTTAAGTCTACGTCCTTGCCACAAGTTTACCCTTCAATGATTGTAGGTATACCTAATGCAAGGATATTTATTCTTTATAGAGATTTCAAAGCGGTAATTCCCAACGGTTTTACCGCTTTTTTTTATGCTAACATAATATGAAAGAAGATAAGTTGAACATATTGCTTGAGCAATCGGATGATATTCCTCATTGGGTATTCTGCCAACTGCTAGCCATGATACAATGGAACGTTTAGAGAGGTGGATTTGTAAAATGATTCCCTTTGTCGTTTTGATGAAGGTGGCTTTGTTGTGCGGCTAATTGAAGTTTATGGGATATTTGGGATGAACTACCTATCATTTGATTATCCATAGCTTGTTAGTGTGAAGAAAAGGGGACCACCCGATTAAGAATGATCCCTCCCCCAAAAAAAATGGTTACTTTATAAGGACTCGCATTTGAAAACCCCTAAATCTTCAGTTTAGCGGTAGTTCACAAAGTGAATGCTGCTACTGCCCGCACCCTGTAACTGTAGCACTTGTCGCCGTTGCTCGTCTGCCCACTGAAGAAGTGTACGTACCAACTGAGGCTGAGACTGTATTCTGTACTGGACCAATACCATGTGGAGGATAACGGTTCTTTGCCTATGTACCTCAGCACATCGTTTATATTATCTTGATAATGAGCCATTAAATTAAGCTGTCCTAACGATGGGATATATTCGTCATCTTTCAGCAGATTAGACAGTTTAGGATTTCGCTCAATCAGTTGAGCAGTGTTACGCTGTCCATTCATATCAAATAGTGCATCACATTCAGATCGGAAGAGCACACGTCTGAACTCCAGTC